AAAAGCGAAAGATCTTGAGCTTCATCAATAAAGATAACATCAAACTTAGGAACCTTAGCGTCGGGTAATTGAATTTGATCTATAAATCGATTAAGCATGTCATTGTAATCAATGAGCTTATAAGTGTTTTTGTAGTCTTCAATATGTTTAGCAACTACTTGGATTTTATCTCTTTCAATTTTTCCAAGATGTTCATTACGATCTAATTGATCAAGGACACTAATATTTCTCACAGTGGCTAAATTGATTAGACTTAAATACTCACTGTTTGAAGTAAAAATTCCATTGAATTCATTTTTTTCGTAAGTCGCATATTTAATTTTTAATCCACATTTTTCTCCTATTATTTTATAGTGTTCTTCTTGCATAACATTTTCTTCTTGAAGTCCTTGATATCTAAAAGCAAAAGAATGTAGAGTTCTAAAGTGTTTAATATTTTTTTTAGTTAAATGGGGGAAAGTTTCTAGAAACCTGTCCCTAGCTTCGTAAGCCGCTTTACGTGTAAATGCAAAATACCCAATGCGATCTAGAGGCGTCCCTGCATTTTTGTACTCAATAACTTTATTTAATAAGGTTTGAGTTTTTCCAGTTCCTGGAGGGCCTATAACTTTATAATTCATAAAAAGAAACCTGTTACTAAATAACAAGTTATACAAATAATTGTCAGAAACATCATATCATCAGCCCAATTCATTAGAAGTTAGGTTCCTTTTGTTTAGGTTTTTGAAATTCGATTTGGTCTACTTTCATTTGTTTAAGACGCCAAACTTTTTGAGTTTTGTCATCTATATTGTAAGAACAATCATCCTCGGCTCCTAATTCTTGTTTCATAATAATTCCAGTGTCTCGAGCATCTAATTTCCATTTAAGAGGAAGAGATTCAAAAAAAGAAGAAAAAAGAAAATGGTGATAGCCACTTTCAGTCCAACAGAGTCCTCCTCGAATGTCGCTACGTTTTTTAGCGCGAGCACTGTTGACACAATATTCGTAAAGATGTTGATACAATTGATCTTTAATATCGGTTCCGGAGGCGGGATAAATAGTAACAGAACTTTTTCTTACTTGATTAAGAAAGACTCTAAATTTTTTAGGAGGTAAAGGATCGGGCATAAAACCTGCTTGTAACCAAATTAAATCCAATAAATCGGACTGTTTAGTTACCATCTTTGGGTTAGAAGCTTCACATGGAGCGGGTGTACCATCCGGTTTTTCTACAGTGAATCGAAGTTTTGGTATAGTACTCATGATAATTTGTAAACCAGAAATAAGAGGAAAGACAGAAGTGGGATCGGAAGCTACTCCGTAAGCTCTCTTCACACAAACATGTTTCATGCATTTAGGTTCCAAAATTTCATCATTACAGGTATGTCCCGCCGTATCTTTACTCCAGGCTTTGATTTTGTCATTAATTTCTTTAAGAGACCAAGGTTTTGTAAAATATTTATTGGCTTCATTAACTTTATCTGGCCATTGTTCTTTATATTTTTTCTTTGCAAAAACCATATAATTATACATAAAACGATCTCTGCCATCTCCTAATTTAGTTTTAGAGAGTCTTTGCAAACAACACGGGCCATCTTCAAATTCAGGATCTCCTCCTTTTAAAACTTCTTCTTCACATCGTGTGATTAGTTTTTCTAATTCTTTAGAATCTAATTGAGATTCTTTGGCTATTTTAATGAATTGTTCTAGAGATAAAGGCTTATTGTCTTTGTCAAGAGCATAACGAGTTGTTTCTTTTTCTTTTTGATAAGGAAGATTAATAAAATTTCCTGCCAAGTTCCCATGTTCATCAGGTTCTAGTTCAACTTGTTTAGGATAAATTTCAGTGGTTCTTTTTAATTCGAGAGGTAAAAGTATAGAAGCCAGTGAATCTCGCATAATTTGAGCGTCGATGGCTTCTTTTAGAAATAAATAAATATGTAATCCTCCACTTTTTGATCGGCATGCGACCAGAGGAAGTTTATATTTCTCTATATAAGAGAGTAAAATAGGTATGTTAAATTCTTTGTAATTTTTAGGATCTATATCAATACATCCAAAAGAGGCTTTACCCTCTTTGGTACAAGGTTGAATCCCTATTGATATTGTTCCGTCTAAATGTTGTTTGTAATGAAAAGGAGTGATTGCTTCTTGAGCCCACACGTAGTGAGGTTTGATCTTATTTCTTTCTTTGTCAAACTCAGCTCTGGACATGTCGGCTTTGCCAAAGTTTTCTTTGAGTCCAGAAAATAATTTTATAAATTCATCTATCATATATCCCTTTAAGCGGGGCGGTTTAACTCTCGCGCTGCCGCCCCTAGATTCACCCTAGGTGAAACTTAGAAATTTATGTTATCTTTCTCTGCTGTTTTAGCTTGTCCACTTTTTATAGAAGTGTGAAAAGCTTTAGCATGCTGATAAAGATCTACATTATCTACTTTTCTTAAAAGTTTTACAGCGTAACCATACCAAGTAAAATTTCCTGATATTTCTACTGACCGTAATTGATAGATGTGACTAAAAGATGGCGGATTAAAAGTACCATTTTTACCTTTTTCCGTGATACTTTTCATCATTGAATTCCATCCTCGACTCACTTTAAGTTGAGTAGACTTCATCGCTATTAAGGCTTTATCAGATCCACCATCCGTTTGGATAATGACAAAATGATTTGCTGTTTTAATAATGATGTTACCATTTTGAAGGACATCTTTACCTGATGCATCCTTCTTTGTTTGAGCAAGAACTTCAGGCCCTCTATCCGGTGATGCCGGACGACCTTCTTTTCTTTCAAATGGTGCCCACTCAGGAAATGTGAGTTTATAATAGCATGGAATGACTTCTATGCCTTTTGCTCCATCGTACAGTTTTTTAGTAACTGTATTATAGAACATTCCTGGTTCAGCTCCGTCGACATACGAAGCATGTTTTTTCTTCGTTTCGTCAGAACTGTTTTGAAGTAGTTTTAGGAAGGGTAGAGCCAAATCATCTTGGTCCATATTCTCTAAACCTAACTTCGCATCCTCTTCAAATAGTGAAGTGGATGGTACATTCGCTTGTTTCTTTGTAGTGATGTCTCTTGCTTCTTGAGGCATGTTTATTTACTCCTTATTTTTGTTTGATTTCCTACAAACGTGTTGAACAAATCAGAGGGCATCTCTTTACCTGCTTCAGTTCGCTCTCTGAGTAATGCTTTTAAAGTCATCGGTTCTACCTTTAATTTTTGAGCAGGTTGGTAGCCTTGACCTTGCGCAAGGACAGCATAATCTGCTGCCTTGTTATCTTCGTTACGACCAAAGGAAACGGTGATTTCATTTTTAATGATATCGCCTAGGTCGTTATTTCGAAGCCAGTTAAACGCTGCTTCTCTTTTTTCTATTGGGATAGAAGCACCATAAATTTTTTTAACGTCCACAGAAGAACCATCTGCGAGTTTTAAAGAAGATAAAGACATCTCATTCATAAGAGTGGGAATGACTTCAGCTGAAATTTTTGTAGCTGTTTCTTTCAAACTTTTTAGATCTTGTTCTTTTGCTTTAATATTTTTTTCTAACTGTTGAAGTTTTATGACTTCATCAGAAAGATCTTTTATATTGTCTATTTCTTTGATAGCAAGGGATTGGTCTTCTTCCATCATTTCATTTAATTTATTCATCTACTTTTCCTTTCTCGTATAAGTTAATTGAAATGGGATAATACATTCTTTCTTGTCGGTCCCATTTTAATAGATGGTATTTGCCATGGGTTATATCAGATACAACAGAACATGCAACTCCGATAATTGCGGGATCGCCCGTAAGTAGAAGATAATCAGTAGGACGATATTCCTTTAACAATCTTCTTAATTCAAAAATAATAGGTCCGGGACTAAAAATCATTTGGGAATCCTCTCGTAAGAGAACTTTGATTTTTCCAAATTTTTGAGCTCCCATAATATTAATTTTAGGGCGCCCTTCTTTAGTACCTGGAATTTCCTGAATAACGTAAACTATTTTTTCTGAGTCTTGTTTTAGTTCTTTATAATCTACAGTAGCCATAGCTTTCTATTGACACCAGATATAAGATAATATATTACTATTGTCAAGAAAGAAGACTATGCATTATAGATTTAAGACAAAGCCTTACGGGCATCAGGTTACTGCTTTGGAAAAATCATGGCAGAAAAAAGTCTATGCTTTATTTATGGAGATGGGTACGGGTAAAACTAAGGTGGCTCTCGATAGTTTAGCAATGCTGTATGATCAAGGAAAAGTGAATGGAGCCTTAATCATAGCGCCTAAAGGAGTTTATAAAACATGGTATTCTCAAGAAATTCCTACTCATATGCCAACGCACATTCGCTACAAACTTGTATTGTGGCAGGCTACTATAAACCAAAAACAAAAGAAAAGACTGGACATCCTGTTTAAAACAGGGGTAGACCTTCACATTCTTATTATGAATGTAGAGGCTTTTAGCACAACTAAAGGTATGGAATTTGCTAAAAAGTTTTTAAGTTGTCACGAAACATTTATGGTTGTTGATGAAAGTACTACCATTAAAAATCCTGGTGCAAAAAGAACTAAAAATATTATTAACTTAGCTCCTCATGCCAAATATCGTCGAATTTTAACCGGATCCCCTGTGACTAAATCTCCTTTAGATCTTTATAAACAATG